CTGGTGGTAATATTGTCATACCTGATGCTGGTAATATAGGTTCGGCAAGCGATACAAATGCACTTGGTATTTCAAGTGGTGGTGTGGTATCGGTTACTGCAACTACAGCAAATACAAGCGCAACGGATGGTGCATTAACGGTTGCTGGTGGTTTAGGTGTAGCAGCAGATGCGTCTATAGGAGATGACCTAAGACTTATATCAGATGCGGCTGTTCTTTCGTTTGGTGCAGATTCAGATGTAACTTTAACGCACGTTGCAGATACAGGCGTTCTTCTGAATAGTACAATGGCTATTCAATTTAATGACGCAAGCCAATATATAAATGCTCCAAGTGCTACCGTTTTAGATATAAACGCTACTGACGAAGTAGAGATTAATGCAACATTGGCTGATGTTAATGCTAACTTAGACGTTTCTGGAACTTACACTGGTGGCGGTTTAATGACCACTGGTGGTAATATTGTTATTCCAGATGCAGGTAACATTGGGTCAGCCTCTGATACAGACGCTATTGCAATATCTTCTGGTGGTGCAGTTACATTTTCACAAACTCCGGTGTTTCCAGATGGCTCGATAGCTATAGCAGATTTAGATATAGATGGCGGAACTGATGTTGGTGCGGACCTCGTAGACGCAGACTTAATTATTGTAGATGATGGTGCGGGTGGTACAAATAGAAAAGCTACGTTATCAAGATTAAAAACATATATAGGGGCTGGAAATGCTGATGACTTACTAACAGGTGATGCAGCAGTTACGATTGCGACAAGCGCTGGCGATATAACAATAGATGCCCAAGGTGATAATACCGATATTATTTTCAAAGGAACAGACGGCGGTGCAGATACAACCTTTTTGACGATTGACGGTAGTGATGCAGGAACAGCGTCTTTTAATCACGACATTAAATTAGCAAGTGATTCAGCTAAGATTGATTTTGGAGCAGACGGAGATATTACCCTTCAACATACAGCAGATGATGGGCTAATTTTAAAGAATAATAATACAGGGGATGATAGTGATGTTCGGCTTTTAATGCGAACTGCTGAAACAGACATTCAAGCCAACGATATACTTGGAAGAATACAATTTCAAGCTATAAATGAGGGAACAGGAACAGATGCTATTCTTGTAGCAGCAGAAGTAGCAGCCGTTTCAGAAGGTGATTTTAGCTCAAGTAGTAACGCTACCAAGTTATCTTTTAAAACAGGAGCTTCTGAGGCAGCTTCTGAAAAAATGTCTTTGTCCTCTGGTGGTGATTTATCAGTAAGTAACGACGTTAAATTAGCGAGTGATGCAGCCGTCCTTAATTTTGGAGCCGATAACGACGTTTCGTTAACCCACGTTGCAGACACTGGATTACTTTTAAATGCTGCAATGCAGCTTCAGTTTAGAGACTCAGCAATTTATGTTAGGTCTGGTGCTGATGGACATTTAGATTTAGTAGCTGATACTATCATAGATGTAGATGCTCCTAATATAAGGTTAGGCTATAATGAACTATCTACGGCTCCTTGGACTACAGGTGGAATGTTGCTTCCTCAGTCAGATGGAGAAGCAGGACTCATGTATACTCATGGTTCTTATCGTATGTCTCTTATGCACAATGGCTATCGTAAAGCAAGTAGTGAATGGGAAAGCCTTGCCTTAAATAGCGCAGACGAAGCAGCAGGAATTGAAATTGATGGTACAACAGGTAAAATTTTCTTTCAGACGGAATTAAATAAAGCAGACGGTGAAACCTATGCAGTTACGCAAGCAGGGTACTTTGATGGTTCACAAGACTTGTGGTTGACTAATGATTTAAAACTTGATTCAGATGCCTCAGTAATTCATTTTGGAGCAGACCAAGATGTTACGTTAACGCATGTTGCTGATACGGGCTTAACGCTTTCGGCAGGTGCAAACCACACTACTTTTGAAATTACCTCAACAGAAGATGGAGCCAATGCAGGGCCTAGATTAAGTCTTAAGCGGGACTCGGCAAACCCCGCAGACGATGATGATTTAGGAATAATCTATTTCAAGGGTGAAAACGATGCCGATGAAGAAATAAGCTACGCTAGGATTTTCGCGGAAGCAGTAGATGTTTCTGATGGCACAGAAGACGGCAAACTTCGACTTCAAGTCTATCGCGCTGGTAGTCAAACATCTGCTGTAACAATAGCTGACACGGTAGAGGTTACAGGAGATTTGACAGCCACTGGCACTGTTTTTGCCGATGGTGGCATGTTAAAAGCTGAAGGAACAGGTACGACTACCGGAACCGCATTTCTGACCACGGATTCGGCTGGTACGTACTGTACGCGAGTTTTGAATAGTGGCAGTTTGATTACGGGCACTAAGGCTAGTAGCCCCGTCAACCATACAACAGGGTCAGCCGCGAATGTTTTTGTGAGCACTTCAGGTTACATCCGAAAAAGCACTTCGAGTTTACGATACAAGAAAGATGTGCAAGACCTCGACCCCTTGTGGGCAGACAAAGTTTTAGATTTCAAACCTATTTTTTTCAAAAGTGATTGCCCAAAAGTTGAGGGCGATTCGCACGAACCTGACGAGTGGACGTACTACGGTTTTGCAGCAGAGCAGGTTGGAACGATAGACCCACGGTATGTTTTCTGGAACCGTGAAAAAGTGGAGTGGAGTGATGAGGGGAGAAAATCAACGAGCCTGATAGATTCGGATAATCCTCATGGACAAGCGGAAGGAGTTCAGTATGACCGCATCACGGTCGCCTTGGTAGACATCATTAAACGCCAGAAAGCCGCAATCGACTCGCTGACAAAACGGGTCGAAGCACTTGAAGCTTAAATAGGAGATAAGTAAATGGCAGCTACAATAACTTGGAAAGTTAGAAATTGTGAAAGCACAGCTTCTGATGGATGTATCAACGAAGTTAAATACACTATCTATGGAGTTGACGGAGACTACTCAGCTAGACGAACTGTATTTACTACACTAGATAATAAAGATGATGATAACTTTATAGCTTATAATAATGTCACAGAAGAAAATGTTTTAGCATGGGTAAAAAGTAAATTAGGTTCTCACCAAGTTACGCTTTTAGAGAATGCTGTAAAAAAAGATATTGCGATTGCCAAGCAACCTAAAAAGATTGTAGGTACGCCTTGGTAATTATGTGGGATATTTGGTGCAAAGCATTAGGTAATAAAGCATTCTCAAGTAAGCAAAAGTCTGACCGAGTTGCTTTAGTAAGGTCAGCTTGGGTTTTGCTTCATATTGTGACTTGTTGTTTTATTATTGCAGGTAACGTAAAAGTTTTATTTTTTAATTAATTGATTATAGGAGACATTAAATGCCTAAAATGAACGGAGAAAAATTTCCATATCCTAAGAGTGGTATGCAACCTTCTGCAACGGATAAACCTCATGCACCTGCTTCAGTAATCTCTGGAGGAGCAAATGATATTTACTCACCAGAAGTACCTAAAGTCGCAAGCACTTCAATTTACCTTACGAATCCTCCGCCTGTAGGTGGTGGTGCAAATGACATAGCACATCCAGAAGTTCCTAAAATATCTGGAGGAGCGAATGATATTTACTTGAGAGATAACGAGCCAGTATAATGAATGTAGAAGAAATAGCATTAGAGGCCCTTGAAAGAATTGCAAGACATGAAAAAGAATGCGGTGAGCGTTGGGCTGAAGCTGCTGTTGAACTACGTGAGTTAAAAAGTGCTACCGAAAGCCATGCGGCAAGATGGGAAAAACTAGCTTGGTTTGTTATCGCAACCATTATAGGCTGTGCAACGACAGTAGTTACTATTCTTATATAATAACAGGGACATTATAAAATGGCAAGACAAAGAGCTTTAAAGAAACGAGAAGATTATCGCGGTGGTGGTTATGTGGCACGTAGTAGAAAGGCTACAGGAGGACCTAAACTGAGCAATGTTAAAGGAGGCGCACCACAAGCTGGCGACCCCGGAACGTATAATATTCCGCAGCATATTTTAGATGCAGCTTATAACGTCCAACAAGACCCTAATTACAATGTTATAGGGGGAGAAAATTATCAAGCTACGGGAGGTTTTAGTAGCTCTGGTGGTTCTCAAAATCAAGAAACAGAAAATACAAATCCTGTCGGAGATACTAGATATACTACTGGAAATGATGGTTCTGCTATGGCCGATGCTGCTGCTGATAGTGCTGCTATGGCCGATGCTGCTGCTGCTATGGCTAATGCTGATACTCCTGATGATACTCCTGATGATGAGGAAGAAGAGGAAATTGTAGACAAAGAGATTTCAGATATACCGGGAACTTCGCCTCAAAACGACCCCAATAAACCTCCAATAGAAAGCGGTACAGGAAAAACTACTACTTCGGTTACAATGCCCGGAGAAAAACCCAAAAAGGTTACAATAGCTGGAGGTGCTAATGTTCCCGGCGTTGACGTTGCGGTTATACATGATGAGGGTACATTTAGTGGAAAAGAAGATGTTCAACAAATAGCGGAACAAGAAAAAGTAGCTTTACCTACAGGAGTACAAGCAGGAGATATTACAGCAGCCCAAGGAGAGGTTACTACGGCTGCTTCACAAGACGATATTACTGCTGCAAAGTATGATGCTGCTCAAGCTGGAGAATTAGCTGATACACAAGCTGCACAAGGAGAGGTAACAAGAGTAGGAGAGGCCGCAGAAGCAGAACTTACAACTACTCAAGCAGCTACTAGGGATGCTCAAGCAGAAGAGGCTGCACAAGCACAAGCTGTAGCTTTTAGTGAGAATATGCGTTCACAAATAAATCCTGTTACGGGTCAGCAAGAACAGGTAGCTTCAACTCCTGATGCTGAAGCACAACAACGAGAAGCTATAACAGGAACTCCTGCTACTGAGGGGCAAGCTGCTGAAATTATAGGGACTGTTGGATATGAAGCATCTCTACAAAGAGAGGTTACTGGGACTGCTGCTACATCCGCCGCAGAAACTATGCTTGCAGAAACAGGGGAACTACCTCCTGATATTGCAGCAGCGATTGTAGAAGACCCTACTGCTGTTGCAGCACAAGTAGATAACCAACCTGTAGAAGTACAAGCAGCCGTTGCAGCATTACCTACAGAAGCTTTGGTATCTTCTCAGATGGAATCATTGCTTGCTGGAATGGATGAAGGACAAACTCCAGCGTGGGCTAGGTCAGCAGTTGCCGCAGTAAATCAACAAATGGCAGAAAGAGGCTTATCTGTTTCTTCGGTAGGACGAGATGCGCTTTTTAATGCAATCGTTACTACAGCTTTACCAATGGCTCAAAGTAACGCACAAGCTCTACAGCAACGAGCAGCACAAAACTTATCAAATGAGCAGCAAGCTAATCTCGCGCAATCTACTCAGGATATGCAACGCCGAATGGCAAATCTTGCAAATCGACAAACTGCTGAATCTCAGTCGGCTACAAATGCTCAACAGATGGCAACGCTTCAAAGTCAGTTTCGACAGGATGTAACAGGACTTTCTGCAACTCAGCAGCAACAGACAAGACTTCAAAATTTACAAAATCTTCAATCATCGGCTGCACTTAATTTACAAAGCCGACAAGCAATGGCTGCTCAGAATTTAGGTAATGAACAACAAACAGAATTAGCAAACTTACAAATTGAATCACAACGATTAGGAGCTAACCAATCTGCTGAGAATCAAGAAAGGCTTGCAGAGATGCAAACAGCAGCAAACTTTATGTCTCAAAACGCTGCTTTTACGCAGGAAATGAAAAGAGCAAACTTAACTAACGACCAACAAATGCGGTTGGCTAATTTATCTGCACTTAATCAAGCAGGTTCAGAAAACCTTTCTGCCGCGCAACAAACAGAACTTACAAATCTAAATAAAACTTTAGAGACAAATAAGCTTCAATCGCAAATAGCGCAACAAATGAACTTAGCACAATTAAATGTTGACCAGCAAACAGCCGTACAGAATGCAGCAACAGTTGCAAATATTGATATGGCAAAATTTAATGCTGAACAACAAGTCGAATTAGCCAATAGTAGATTTATGCAGACAATGACTGTAACAGATTTTAATGCTCAACAACAAGCAGTTATGCAAGATGCTACAACACTTGCTGCAATGGACATGCAAACTGCCGACGCTAGAACTAAAGTGTCTATACAGAACGCCCAAAACTTTTTAGCAATGGATATGGCTAATCTTAATAATGAACAGCAAGCGGCTGTATTAGACCAGCAACTTAGTCAACAAAGATTACTGTCAGACCAAGCAGCTAATAATGCTGCTTCGCAGTTTAATGCTACTTCTGCAAACCAAACAAATCAGTTTATGGCAAATTTGGGACAGCAAGCGGAGCTTTTTAATGCAACCCAAGCAAATGCAATGTCGCAATTTAATACTTCTGAAACAAATCGAATATCTGCATTAAACGAAGCAAATGATATTGATGCACAAAAATTCAATAATCAATTAAATACACAAATAAGCCAGTATAATTCTCAAGTAGAATTTCAGCGTGAACAGTGGAACGCACAGAATGCACAGGCTGTAGAGCAATCAAATATTAATTGGCGACGAAAAGCAAATACAATTAATACGGCTGCTGAAAATGCTGCAAATCAACAGCAAGCGGGATTTGCTTATGGGATGGCTTCGGCTGAACAAAACTTTGTGTGGCAGTCATTAAGAGATGATGCAAACTTTGCAAATCAAAAAGATTTAGCAAAAGGTGAACAAGCAATGCAGCTTTTATCAGCTATTTATGGTAATGAAGGATTAATGGGCGGTAAAGATTCTAAATTTGATAGAATTGCAAACACAATTAGATGGTTAGAAGGATTAATAAACTTATAGGGAGAATAGTAAATGGGCTTATTTGGAAAAATATTTAAAGGTATTGGAAAAGCATTCAAGAAAGTTGGTAAGTTTATTAAAAAAGGTTTTGGTAAACTTGGTAAATTTATGAATAAGCTTGGTATTGTAGGACAGATAGGTATGATGTTTATTATGCCGGGACTCGCAAACGCAGCAATGTCTGGTTTAAGCGCACTCGGCGGTAGTTTTATGTCGGGACTAGGTTCTATGGCAGCAGGACAAGGTTTTGGTGCGGGAGTTGCTCGATTTGCTCATGGTGTAATACAAGGGACAGGACAACTTGCTAGTAAAGGAATGAATGTTCTAGGAAGTATTACAAATAATGTAGTAGGTGCTGTTACAGATACTGTAAGAATGATTGGAAATAAAATTGCCCCAAATTTTGTAAATAGCGTAACTGCAATTCCGGGGGCGGCTACTACTAGTAATCAACTTTCTCAAATAGCTGCGAATGCCTCTCAACGATTAGCAAATGTAGGAGAAGCTGTACGTGGTTTAGGTACACCTCTTAAAACTCTTGGAGATACAGTTACCGGACAACATTCACCTAACTATAAAGAGTTTACCAATCCCGATACTGGAAAGGGAGTAAAATTAGATGTAAGTGTTGAGGATAATATGAAGTTATTTGAAGAGTCTCCTCAATATAAAGCATGGCAGGATAAGTTATCTTCTGATATTACACCTACGGACTCTCAAAGTTTATTGGCAGACCCAGAAATAAAGATGAAAGCTCCATCACCTCCAACTTATGAAGAATTTCTTAAAGGTCAACCTACTCCTGTTCCAGAACAGGAAGGTATTCTAGACAGAATGAAAAGGGGTTTTCAAGAAACATATACTGGTCCTAATAGACGAAAACTGATGGAGGATATAGCACAGAAAAAATTAGCGACGGGGTTTATAGGTGTACCAGAAACACAATATGGTTATCAAGGTGGTAATTTAGTAGCGAGAAGCCAAACGTATCAAAGAGGTAGAGAGTCTGGTCAAATTGCAGGAACTGATGCGCCAATACCTGAATTTAGTAGTCCTTTGCAAGATGACATGGCTCCTTCATCTACATTTGATTTTTTTGATAATATGTTTGCGACAGGTTTTGAAACTCCAGAATATTTAAAAGCTAATAATAGAGTTGGCTTTGCATAATTTTAATTTAAATAGGATATAATAATATGGCTGAACCTGAAGTAAGTGATGAAATGTTTGAACAAATAAGTAAAATCAATAGGGATTTAGACAGGCCTATTCCGGGGCAGTCGCTTACGGAAGACCCTGATAATCCTGCGCCATATGCAACACCTCCTGAATTTACATCAAGAGAAAAAGCAATCGAGCATTTTATGGAATTAATTTTAGATGAAGATAATTTTGCTGGAATTATGGGTGCGCTTAGAAGTGGAACGGAAGTAATGACTATTGTAGAACTACTTCTTACTCAAAGTTTTAGACAGGGAGAAATAAACCCTGATATGATGTTGATACTTGCGGAACCTTTAGCATATCTTTTAATTGGTCTTGCAGAGCGACAAGGGTTTGAACCAACGATTGTGGATGATTCGGATGACCCTGTATTGTCTGAAGAAGACGTGATAGAACAAGGCAGTCCATTTAGAAATAATATTAAAAAAATAAAAGAACCTAAAGCAGATGAAGAATTAGATTTAGATTCTATTATTGAAGAAAATAGTCCTTCACTGTTAGAAAGAGGAGTGTAACTAATGGAAAGACCAGATGACCCGTTTGGAAGTATAACCGAAGGATTAAGGTACGGAACTAGAAAAACGGTAAAAC